GAAAATCGTATGCTTCCCAATCCCACGCGAGGGACTGTGGAATACGTTGTCAATCTGATGGAAAATCCGGATGAAGAAAGAGTCAGAATAGCCAGAATCCTTCGCGACGCAGCAGTTCGCAGATTCCTGAGAAAACCTACCGGTAACAACCGTTCGAAAGTGCAAGCACTTGGCGAACGAGGGTTTAAGGCAAGGGTTCTCGGGAAAATGGAACCGCATGTCGTCACGATCGCTTCCATCTTGAAATCTCTCTGCTGGCCGTCTCTTTGCCGAGACAAACGAATCTCTATTTCCGTTAAGGATAAGAGGCTCGAGAGTTTCGTCAAGTGGTTTGACGAGGAAGGAGACATTGACGCACCAATTCACCTCGGTGATATGATGTGCATGTCCACCGACCTCAAGTCTGCCACGGACGGTTTCGCGACCTGGGCAATCCAGGCAGCAGTAGAAGGGTTCATCGAAGGAAGTGGACTCGGTGTTCATGGAGAAGACATTCATGGGCTCTTCTCCATCCTCTACAGACCTGTTGAGTACCACTACCCAGATGGCACAATTTTGATCTCGCAACGCGGGGCTCCAATGGGGCTCCAGTGCGTGTGGATCATATTGTGCTGGCTGAGTTTGTGGGCGCATGAAGAAGCCGCGCTCAAGGCGACACAAAACCTTAGTATAAGTGTCGTCCAGAAGCGTCGTATTCTTCGTGTAGCCATTATGGGCGACGATAGTATATCGATCGGCCCTCTGGCTCTCAATAGGTACTTTAGAGAGAACATTGAATCCATAGGATCCGGGCTTTCTGATGGCAAGCATCTCCTGTCTCAACACATAGCTCTCTTTACCGAAATGTTTGCCGAGCTTGAGATTCTCAGTGTGGGAGACACATCGTATACTCTTGGAGGAGCAATGGGCCTGATGGCCCAAATACTCGTCTTCAAGAGGATGCTTGATGTTTTCCCCGTGAGAGCTCTCTCGCTCCCAGACATTGTCGGCCATCACGAGGTGCCAACCTGGGCATCCTTTGGTCCTGCGATAAGTTCCTGTTTGGAGTCTTATCACAGCCAGAGGACACGTGCAGTTGTTGCCAAGTGGTTGAAGAGAAGCTATGAGTACCAGCGTCTCCTCCAAGTCGGTATTCCACCTGACCTGCCAAGAGAACTTGGCGGCGGTGGTTTCCCAACGAGGAGGCCATGGCATCAAACGAAACTTAAGGGCGTAATGCCTAAGTTTTGGCGTAAAGCCCTCTATAGCCAATTCGTACATGGTGAAGACTACCTGTCCATCGTGAACAGGGCCTGG